GACAGCAGAGTGTCAATACCATGACTATGGAGGAACTCCGCAAGCGCATAAATGAAACAAGGATTGCCTTAAACAACGCAGTGCCTGGCACTGAAAATTGGAAAAGGCTCCAGAAAGAACTCTCCATTTCTAAAATGAGAATGGGCGAACTCCGGAATGGCGCAGAAGCCACTAAAACCACATTGTGCAGTTTTGCCAAGACAATCAATCAATATGCAGGTCTGATAACGGCAGGTATTGCCGGTTATTACAAAGTATCAGGAACTCTCAACAAGGTAACAGATGCATATCAGGAATATGATGAGGCGTTGACAGACGCTATGAAGACAACCAACTTTAGCAAGGAGGATATCACCGCCCTGAGCGAACGTCTGAAGAAAATCGACACCAAGACAGCCCAGAATGAACTGCTTGCACTTGTACGGGCAGGCGGCAAGCTCGGTGTAGAGGGGGCAGATAATCTGTTGGGATTCACCCGTGCTGCCGACAAGATAAATGTAGCCCTGAGCGATGACCTTGGAGGAAATGCGGAAGCTGCCATCACGGCTATCGGAAAGATGACAGACATCTTCAACCTTCAGGAAGAATTCGGCATCGAGAAGGCTATGCTGAAAGTAGGTTCTGCAATCAATGAACTTGGAATGGCTTCTACTGCCAACGAAGGGTATATAGTGGACTTCTCCAAACGTCTTGCCGGTATAGCTCCTAATGCAGACATAAGCATAGACAAGGTTCTCGGAATGGCAGCCACACTTGACAAATACGGCCAGCAAGCAGAAACAGCATCGACAGCAATAGGCCAGACGATAATGGCGATGTTCAAGAGGACTGAGACTTTTGCTGGAATAGCCAAGATGCCGTTGCAAGAATTTGCAGACTTGCTCAACAAAGACGTGAACGAAGCTCTGCTTCGTGTTTTAGAGGGCATGAATGACGGTGGTGGTCTGTCATCTGTGGTGGCAGCTATGGATGAAATGCACCTGAACGGGCAGAGAGCATCAACAGTCTTAGGTACATTGTCAAAGAATGTCGACGAATTGAGGTCTCAGCAGCAGCTTGCCAACCAGGCATTCGAGGAGGGGATTTCGTTGGACAATGAGTTTGAGACAAAGAACACCTCCCTGACTGCTCAGATAGAGAAGAGAAAGAAGGCTATTCTGGAGAATGTCGTTGCAATGGGACAGGAACTGATGCCGGTCGCCAAATTAGCAATGTCTGCGGCTGAAAAAGGAGCCGTCTGGCTTCTGCAGCTCTTGAAATTAGGTATGCAGCTTAAAGGAGTTATAATTGCCCTGGCAACAGCATATGCAGCATATAATTTGTCCGTAAAAACGGCAAATACTATTGCCCAACTCAAACTTTTTTGGTCAAAGGTAAATCGTGCGGCAATGAAAGAAGAAGTTCTGGCTTTGAAAGCAAACACAGCAGCCGTCAGCGAACTAAACAAAAAAGATCTTCTTCTGATGGCTACAAAAAATCTTCTTGCCGGCAACATAAAAGTTGCAGGAACGGCACTGAAGATGTTCGGGAAAGCAGTAAGTGCCTCCCTCGGTCCTGTCGGTTGGTTTGTTATCGGCGTAGAGGCTGTAGTTGGAGTCGTCGCCCTATTTATGAGAAAATCCGGAGAAGCCACCAAAGCCCTCCGGGAACTTAACAAGCAGACCAAGGACACCACTTCCGGATATGTCGAGGCAAAGACAAAAATTGACGAGGAACGCCGGTCGCTTGAAAGTCTTTTAGATTCTGTCAGGAAAGCTAATTTCGGAAGCAAGGAACGTGCTGACGCCATCAAGAAAATCAACGACAGATACGGAGATTATCTGCCTAATCTTCTGACAGAAAAGAGTTCGAATGAGGAAATTGAGACTGCCCTGAAGAATGTGAACACCCAGCTGGAGAAGAAGATTCTCCTTCAGGCAAAGGAAAACGAGCTTCAGGATGTGCTGAAGCATAAGACAGATACGGTCAAGGCTGCACTCGAATCCTATCTGATCCTGTTTAAGAAGATAAACGGCCGCAAGATGAATGCCGCCGAGATTACATCGATGACAGATATTCTCAGCAAATCATACGATAACATTCAGCAGGATGGTTCTGAAGAAGACCTTTATAAAGAATTGAAAGGCGTTGGCATTACTCCGGATAAATTCTTTCATAGGGAATCCTATTTGAATATTACCAAGGAGTTTAAGAAAGCCATCCAAAGTGGGAAAGAACTCAAGGCAGTTGTGGATGGTCTTTATGGTCCGGCTGATAGTAATGGCGGCACATCATCGTCCAGCAACAGTAACAACGCATCTGTAGATTCCGGCAGCACTTCTTTCAGCTCCGGAGGAGGCGATGACAAATGGAGCCTCGAGAAGGACGAGAAGCACATGCAGCAGGTGCTGGCTCTGAAGGACAAGTACGCAAAGAAAGAAATTGTATCAGAAGAGGAGTACAAGCGTCAGATGCTGGAGCTTGAGATAAAGTCCCTTGAAGACAGGATTGCCTCAAACCAGGAATCCGGTGAGGAGCTGCTTAAGCTGAAGAACCAGCTTGCTGACAAGCGAATCTCCCTGGAAGAGCATCTGGCAAAGGAAGCGGAGAAGACAGCTAAGGAGGCGAAAGAAAAGGCCGAGGAAAGTGCTGCTCTCATCGATGAGGTGAACAAGGATAAGGTGGCAGCCGAGAATCGGAGATACCAGAAAGAGCAGAAAAAGTTTCAAGGCAATACAAAGGCGCTTGAAGCTGTCGAGAAGAAGCATCAGGCAAACCTCCGCAAGATTATGCTTGAAGGCATTTCCGAGCGGGAATCTGACGCCAAGCGAAATCGGGATCTCGCCATCTCCACAACCAAAAATAGGCATGCTGCAGAACTGGCTTCTTTTCAAGGATCAAGGCGAGATCTGAAAGATCTCAAGCAGAAGCAGGCCAAGGAACTTGCCCAGATAGATTTGGACTATGTAAAAGAGATGAAGGATATCTTGGACGATGTGCTGAATATAGGCAGTGACCTTACCACGGACGGTCAAGTGACTGTGGCATTTGACGGAATCTCTGATGCCGAACTTGATGCAGTCAAACTGAAACTTCAGGAGATAATTGCTCTGAAGAACCAAGTGGAGAACAGTTCTTCAGCCTCGTCAGGTGACACCTCGGATGGCACGAACATAGGTAGAAAACGCAGAGGAGATACTGGAGGAGAGTTGTTTGATCTTGACATAAATCAATGGGAGGCAATGTTTGATCCGGCTACAGACGGAGCGGACAGGTTGAAGTTGGCTGTACAGGCTGTTGGAGCGGCTGTGGGAGAAGCGATGAATCTTGCATCTATGTGGGCTGACAAGCAGACAGCAATTGAGAACAAGCAGCTTAAGGATTATGAAAAGGCCAACGAAGAGAAAAAGAACGCTCTTAAAGAACGGCTTGATGCCGGGTTGATTACTGAGGCGCACTACAATGCTGAAGTTGAACGTATGGATGCGGAGCATGATGCCTACGAGGAAGAACTTCGTCTGAAGCAGGCCAAAAGGGACAAACAGATGCAGCTTACCCAAGCTATCATAAACACGGCATTGTCTATAACATCAGCACTTGCTGCTCCTTTCCCGTTGAGTATAGTAGCTGCTGCGCTTGCCGCCGCGACAGGTGCTGCACAAATTGCCTTGATTGCATCAACTCCGATTACTGCAGGAGCAGAGGAAGGTGGCTTCAGTGATGTTGTGCGTGCACAGGACGGGAAAAAGTACAAGGCAAGGCTTTCCCCGGACAAAAGGGGATTTGTGAACTCTCCCACTCTTCTTGTCAGCGAGAATGGGCAGGAGTATGTAATACCTAAAGAAGGACTGGAGAATCCTACTCTTCTTCCGTTCATAAACACTATGGAGACGGCAAGACGTAACGGTCAGCTGAAAAGCCTGAATTTTGCGTCTGTCTATCCATCCGTCCAGGGACGGGTATCAGGAGGCTTTTCATCTGCTCAGACGGAAATACAGGGAAACTCAATAATATATCAGACAGATCCGGAAATGAAAGGACTTATATTAAAATTATTGGACCGGCTAAGCCGTCCGATAACGGCAGAGGTATCAATGCTCGGGAAAAATGGGATTATAGAAAAACAGGAGGAGTACAATCGCTATAAAACAAGAGGACGTCTATGATAGAGATTATTACAGAAGACGGAAAGTCATTGGATATTGCTCCTGATATGGTATTTACCATAGAGTCAGAAAATCCTTTGCTTTCGGATGAACTTATGCCGGTGCCATTTTCGACATCGATATCTTTTCTGCCGACGCGGAACAATAAGACTGTATTCGGCTATCTTGACACGATGATGCTGGAACCGTCAGTAAAGACATTGTCTGTGACAATTTTCTTTTCCGGTGTTCCGATCATAAAAGGATCTCTGACTTATGACGGAATTGAGGACGGAAAAGTGAATTATACTTTTTCTGGAAAAAATGTTGAAAATGATTTATCCGGCTGTATTTACGAGGTGCAGGGACTGACCAGGACAGACAATCAGGATGATATCGCCTTGAAAATCCTGAAGTCGCGTAAAGGGGATTTGA